CCGGCCTAGTAAGCCGGTCGGAGTCACCCCCGTCTTAGACTATAGTCTAGCAGGCGGCACCTCACACAACTGTGGGGGAGAGCAATACCTACTACAAAAACACTATATACAAGATGATTTACCACAATACAAGCTCTAGGAGCGAGTATGAATGGTATCAACTTGGATACGTTTTCTGTAGCTAGCACCCTTTACCTCAATGCCATGGATAAAACCATGAAACATGAGGGTAAGGCCAAAGCTATAGAACTATTCAAGGCCTATTTGCTTATTGCTAAGCAAATAGCCACTAAACAGTCTATAACACCAGTTCCGTTTAGGAAATCAGATAAGGAGGGAGTACCGCAGGTGTTGAAACCTTTGTTACCTTTCCTTAGAGGAAGTCCTAACGAAATTCGTTTGGCGTTGACAGTATGCAGGGTTGTTGAGGCCCTACACCTACCACCGTCATTCGATACCAGCATATTGACAAATGCTGGTCCAGAGCTGCCTCAATCATTCAGTAACCACTTTCAGCAATGGTTACCTGGATGGTTGAGGAAGACATTTGGTGTCATCCGCATAACAGCAAAAGAACCACGTGGTAGTCGTTTAGTCCGGGGTCCAAATGGACCCGGAATAGCGACTGCTCACTATGATGCTTTTGCTGTCATGCAAGACAAACAACTTTCCTCAGCCCTGAAAACTATTGGGACGCTAACAGCGCCACATGTGTTTCCATGGATGGAGAAAGTTGCAAGTCTTACACAGCCTGGAGACTATTTGCATTCCCGGATTGCCCTCCTTTCAGAAGGGGCCGGGAAGACAAGATTAGTCGCCATCGGTGATTATTGATCACAACTAACCTTAGAGCCTATTCATGATATCATTATGAGTAAGCTCCGGAAGATGGAAACTGACGGTACTTATGATCAGGACAACCAAGCAATGAGAGTTGCTCGGATGACTAATCATGAGTCCCACAGCTTCGATCTTTCTAATGCAACTGATAGGTTTCCCGTTGAGATACAGAGATGGTTAATCTCTTGCATCATGGGTGAACCTTTATCATTTGCATGAAAGGAAGTTATGACCAATAGAACGTTTAAAATGGGTAACCAGTTGATAAAGTGAGGGCGAGGACAACCTTTGGGACTTTATAGTTCCTGAGCTGTCTTTGCACTCACTCATCACGCCATTGTCGAGTATGCTGCACATCTCGAAGGATTTAACTCCTTCCGGGATTACAGTGTACTAGGCGATGACCTGGTTATACATAATAAACGGGTTGCCTCGAAATACCAACAGATCATGGAACAGATTGATGTCAAAATCAATATGTCCAAGTCTGTGGTATCAGACGGCGTCACAAGAAGGTCCGAGTTTGCAAAGCGGACATTCCGTGATGGTACAGAACTCTCAGGATTAAGGTTTGACATAGTACAAGCTGCGGGATCATCATTATTGATGATACCGGACTTGTTACGTGTGGCAAAACTAAGATCCTTTGAGCTGGATGAAACGAAATTTTGAGTCCCGTCACTACGTGATAAAGGTAGTGAGCTTCTTGAAGTTCTACTTTTCTGACATAGTAAAGGCCATGCCCTCAACAGAGGTCACATGAGACTTGACTGTGATTATGAAACGTTGAGTCGCGAAACTCTTCGAATCAGAATCAACAGATTAGTAAAACTTAAAGACTCTGTTGATAGTGTCTTAATGGCAAATAAGCCTATTGAGAAACTATTTAGCAGGGAGGGAATAACTTTCTCGTCCAAGTTACTTGGGCTAGAAGGTTATCAAGATCCGTTCCAACTTCATCCGATAGTATGAGAGATCAACGCCAAGGGTGAGAGCTATTATGCTCTTCTTGAAGAGTTGATGAACTTGAATACTATCGAAGATGGAGTTGTTCCAGAGCCTAGCAGTGTGGAGTACATCCCTAACCTGATGACAACAGTGTACTTTGGTCAAGCTCATCACTTGAAACAAAGATACCTGTCATCATCAGTATTAAGGGCATACTATTCACTACTCGCGCAGAAGGAGGGGTTAAGTCCTTCTGTCACGAAACCTTAGAGCTTGTGACCGGTTTGATCCGG